TTAAGTAATACTAACCTATAATTGTACAAGGTCTTATCAGATAATCCATCTAACTTCTTTACAGCTAGATACATAATAAGCCTATCCTCAATATCACTAGCAACTAAAGATTGTTCAAGCGTGAATGTCTCGTATTTATAAAAAACTTCATATAGGATATCCCTTAATTTTAATTGGTCTATATCTGGATATTCCAGAGTTGTTTTACCAATTATTTTTATTATAATTTCCTCATTACAATTCATATTTTAATGCCTCCTTAGATTTTATGGAGACATCTTAAATAATGATTCTTTTATATTTCAAGCTTATTTTTACAAAAAATAAAAAAAAGTCCTGAAGCTAGATTTCTCTAACCTCAGGTCCTTAAACTATTCTATACTATTGTTGATTTCTCCATCATCTGCTAGATCCTTAGCCTTTACATATAAATAATGTACTATTTTTCTCATTCTCTGTTCATTTATAAAAATTGTAATTTTTTTAGGTAGATATTTATAAGCTTTTTTAACAACCCAATCTTCTTGTTTTTTTCCACTCTTAAGTATATTATCTTTAGCCATGCTCTTTGCTTTAAGCATAAGGGCATAAGACTTTGTTTTAAATATTTCCCATTCCAAGGCAGCATAAAGGATAACCGCCAATACAACTATAATTATAAATCTATATTCAAACAATTTGTCCAACATTAATAATTCCTCCTTAAATTTAGATTAGATAGGATAGATCACTTTCTTTCTATTTAATTTCTATGAAACTTTCAAATCCAACTTTTTTTAATGCTGCAATTCTTGCGTCTGCGTTAGATCTATCTGCAAAGGACCCTGTGACAACTCTGTACATTACATTAGTGGCCACTGGGCTAGCTACAACTTTTGGTGTTTCTTTTTCTTTAAATATTAGTCCCAGATATTCAAATATACCTCTTACGATTGATTCCGCAACTTTCTCTCTAAAACTATTCTGTAATAATAAATTTTCTTCATTTGCATTAGATATAAATGCGGTCTCTACCAATATAGCAGTCATGGAAGACATTCTTAAAACTCCAAAATTGGCAGTTTTACATCCTCTGTTAGTTAATTTTATTGATTTAATTAATTCTGATTGTACTAATTTAGATAATTTAGCACCCTCTACACTACCTGGATATGACCATGTCTCTGTACCATTTGCGCTTACATCACTAAATGAATTACAATGTATTGATGTAAATGTTCTACACCCACCTTTATTTGCTATATCTGCCCTCTGTGCTAATGTTAGGTACTTATCTGTTGTTCTAGTGTAGATTACCTTTTGCCCTTGCTCTAGCATTATTCTACCCGCTATTTTACCAATAGCTAAACTTATATCAGATTCATGTGTTCCTCTTTGACCTATTGCTCCTGGATCACTTCCGCCATGACCATCATCAAAACAATGTGTATATATTTTATTCATAATTATTTATCCTCCTTAAGTCCTTTGTTTTCACTTTTCCTTTTTAATATATCTATTGAATTAATTACTGCAGGTGGTAAGTCTATACCCATTAATCCTGCATTTTCAACGAGTGATAAACACTCATTAGACATAAATCCTATTATAGCTGCATTTCTGATGAGCCCACTCGATCCTAAAACAATATCTACTTGGTTCATTACAGCAATAATTAAAAAAATACAAGCTTTTTTAAGAAACCCTTTGAATCCTGCATTGCTTTGTGCTCCACCTGTCTGTGTTTTAGAAGAACTTTTAAAGACTAGGGCAACTACTAATCCTGTAATATAATCTGCACATACACATATAATTAAGGCTATTAAAAGACTATCTGCTCCGCCCAATAACCTTGCCATGATTCCTCCAATTATAGCGATAACTATAAATATACTATTCTTAATACCTATTAATCTATCCATTTTCAGACCTTCTTTCTTTATCTTTTCTTGCATGAAAAAGGCACCCTCTCAGGTACCTTGATATTACTATTTCGTACTAATTTTTTATTTTTAGTTATGTCGACCTATTTTCCTATGATGTCTAATCTGTATCAATCGAAAAATTAACTCCTAAAGTATATGAACCATCAGCACTAGCACTAATTCTTAGTTGACCATCAGTTTGCATTATCCATCTTCCAGTTGAATGTGTAGCACCAGTTATTAATACGCAAGAACCTCTTTTGTTAACTAGAGGTCTAAATTCACCAGGAATATTAAACAAAGTCGTTGTGCCAACAATTGTTATTACTGCATCAATGTCATATACAATACGATTATTCTTCTTCTTGCAACTTGATGAAGTAAATGTTGTGACAGAAGCTGTTTTATAAGAATTTAAATCGATGCTTGATTGAGTTGTTTCAGTGTCCACTCTCATTTCAACCCAGTCTACTCCTAGTGTGTGAGTATTTCCATTAACAGAAATACGTTTCCACCCTTCTATTATATATTTATTTCCTCGGTCTACTATAGATGGATTTGTATTGAATATAACGTCACCTTTTCTAAATACACCATCGCCAATAACAGGTATTCCAGTTCCCCAAAATTGACTTCTTTGTTCTTGCCATGTTGGTCTATCAATAGCCCCAGTTCCAACTTGAACATTGTCTCCAAATATTGCAATATTATCTGCCCTGTTGTTATTTTGACCGATAACAAGTTGATTAGTTAAGTTATTTCTGCAAATATTACCCCTTATAATAGAGGTTTTACTTGGTGTAAATCCACCTGTTCCTGCCGACTCAAAATATATACCTGTCGATTGAAACGGATTCGGCAAATCTAAATCATTTTCGCAAATATTATCGTTAAGAATAACACCACTAATAGTCGATACGTGTATACCAGCTTCCGTTGTCCCACTCACACCATCACGACCATTATTAATGCACATATTGCCCGTTATTTTATGCGCTGTGTTGACCCCGAAATTAGATGTGTTATTTACAAATATAGCTCTAGTTAAATTAGATACCAAAATATTGTCATGGATATTAAGGTATTTAACTAATGATTGAACTCTTATGCCAGATGCGTTCGTGGCTACTGCCAAGCCTTGATTGCACTCTTGTATAATGTTATCACTCACAATTACAGAATCAATATAACCGTAACCTGATGTCGTTGGATTAATCTCATCCCCTCTAAGGAAAATACCCGAATAACGTGTTTTTTCTATTTGATTATTTGAAATAATAACTTTTTGTGTTTTATGTGAACCATCAGGGGCAATCCCTTTAATATCAAAACCAGTATAAGCGGTTACTTTGACGATATTATTTGTAATTGTTAGGGTGTCACCCGACCAATGCACATCAACTGCATCTCGTGTTTGGTCGTCTACCCATGCAGGATTGCCAATGTTTATAAATTGATTAGCATTTATTAAACAGTGCCCGACATTTTCACGAAGACGGATAGCATCAAAGTCGGTATCCCTAATAACGTTCCCTTCAATCGTAATATTCCCAATACTATGAAGAAACAAAGGTCTAGCATATCCTACTGCATTAGTGTCTAGTTTTTTAAATACATTGTTACTAATTATCACGCCACTAACAGGGATGGTGTAAGGTGTGCCTGCGGTTGGAGTTGCTAATGTATCTACTGCTCCTGTTATAGCACTATAAATTTTAGAAGTGAATATATTATTGCTAATTATTACATTTTTAGCACCTTCTCCTAATTTAATATCTGTACTAGGTTGACCACTTGTAGATTGTGCATCGAAAGTAAGTCCTGAAATAATAACTCCATCACCCTTAATGTGAAACGCACTTTCAGCTGTTGAAATTTTCTTAATTGTACCATGTCCGATTACTGTTTTCCCAATAACATCAATGTTTCCGATTAAATATGTTTTTCCTCTAGGCACAAAAATAATATCGCTAACCAAAAGAGCATCTATAAATGATTGTGTATCATCTGTCGTACCATCTCCTACACCTTTGACATGATACGCATTATCTGCCAATAACGCCGCCTGATTATCAATATCGGCTTGCAATGAAACTACATTTGTAGCGTTAAATTCATCTAATAAAGTGCTCATTTCTAATATTTTACTTTCAATAGAACTTATATAATTTATGCTAATTGTTCCGTCTTCACCTATAGTTTTTGTAACTTTAAAATTAAAAGCTGGTATGGTTTGGTCCTTACCTCCACCACTTCTATAAATTTCACAACGCACATTCCCCGGAAAACTAAGAGCCGCATTTTTTAATATACATTCTACTATACCACCTGTTGCATCTAATACAGTTACATCTGTAAATTCGTCTTGATATACAACATTTCCATCAGCTTTTATAAATCTAAATTCTATTAATTGGTCTGTTAAATCTATAGCAATTCCTTTATCTGTTAAAATTACTTCAAGTGTGGCGCTATCAGTATCGCCCTCTTGAAATCTTATATCAAGCACAGATTTTGTTTTTAAATCATACTTAAATTTATATCTATTCTCAATTCTGTTTTCCATTTGATACCTCCAATTTTATAAAATTAAAAGACACCCTTTCGAGTGTCTTAATATTAAGCTACGTAAACATCACCAGTGATAATTTCATATTCTGCAGGAGTTATTTTTTCATAAAATACGTACATACCTACTTGCTCTTTACTTGCCCACCCATGTTCATAATAATATGTTACTCTTTCAAAGTCTGTCATTTTACATTCCCCCCATCATTAATCGAATATCCATTTGCACTATTTGTTCTCCTAATGCTTCATTGTTATTCTGTAATTCCATTATCTGCATATCCTTCTGAACTAATTGCATACCCAAAAGATTACTTGATTCTTGATTGCTATCCATTTGTGCTTTTAACGTATCATTTTCTAATTTAAGCAATTCAATTTTCTTTAACTGGCTTACCTCATATTGCGGATATTGAAATAATACTTGATTATTATTTTTATCTATCATGTAACTTGTAGCCATATCAAAATTACCTTGTAACTCCTTGTATGCCATCTGTTTCATACCTATTTGAATTGGATTTCTAGCTTGTAAAACATCAAACATGATAAAATCTTGTTCCTTTGTTGTATTTATTGCATTTTGACTATGGTTTTCTGGTATAGTTAAAATTACAGTTCCGGTTGTTAATTCATAATATATTTTTTTACCTATCATTTATAAACCCTCCTTATAAAATAATTTCTGTATATGATGGTACTGGATTACCAATTGTAATATTAAAAGTAGAATTATATGTGTAACCTCCACCTTCATTATCTAAAAATAATTGAATTCTATCACCAGCATTTACAGTAAAATGTTGCCTCCAACTCTCCCAACTCTCAGAGCCAGTCATAAGTTCATCCCCCATAGGAACGTCATTTATATGAACTCTAGCATATGCGTCCCATGCGGAATTTGAAGTCTTTATAGAAACTCTAACAGATATTACACCGCCATATTTCACAATAACTTCCTTACGCTTTACATAGCCACCGTTACCCATCATATACACAGACTCTTGATGATCACATATTAAAGTACCATCACCGTAACCAAAATCACCATTATTATCTTCTATAAAAGAGGTTATTGGGTTTTCAACTAAAGTTCCTAAAGTATCGAATAAATTAATACCTTTTTTAATATTTTTTGATGCTAAATTAGCACTTCCATAAACCATTCCTAATCCACTTACTTTACCACCTAAAACCGCTTGATTAACTGTACTAGGTGTGTAATTAACTGTTCCTCGATCTATTATTGATCCATCTACCAAACCATCTTCTGTCCCTATTGTTGTACCAACCATTACGTCTGTATTTAGGGCTGTTCCATATTCACCCCCCTCACCCAATAATTGAAAATTTGAGCCATCATAGAAAAAGGAATAGACGCCTATTTTTAAAATTGCATCATGCCCTCCTGCCTTTTTAATACCTTTTGCACTTCCAATGGTTGATACAGTTAAAGTTGCGACTCCGGTTGATGCAGCGTTAATTTTAATTGTAAATTTTTGATTAGTTGTTATTGATTCTGTTGTTGTAACAGTATAGGTATTTCCACTATTTGAAGTTGTACCAATGTGCGGTATCTGTTTAGAATTATCTTCTAAATGAGAATCTAATAAAATTTTATTATCATCAATTTTTGTTAATAAATTAGCTTCAGTATTTTCATCTAAAACATCTTGTATATTAGCAAACCATGTACTAAAAGCATCTTCATACTGTGCGAATAAGGTTGTTGTATCTGCTGTAATTAAACTGTTTACAACACCGCAAAAGTTATTATTAAAGCGCATATCTGTTATGTTAACCTGGCTTATGATCGTTGCTCCATTCGTAATGTATATATCAGCTACACCTAGTTCATACAAATCTGCATCTCGATATAAATCATCAGCGTATGGAGTACTGGCCAATGTACCTTTTACAACTACTGCATTTATTGCCCTACCTACTGTGTTAAACTGTATTACAATTCTATCTATGCGGTTTAAAACCCCATCTGCGGTATCTATAGTCAATATCATATCCGCATCTAGAATATATACATATCCATTAATCCATGCCTTGCCAGCCTTAAGTATAACTGTCATATCGTTGTTAGATATAACTTGTAGGTTTGTACTCAGACCCGGAAATACACCATTAGTAACCAACGAATTGAAAAATTCAGCCATATCCTCTGCAAAATAATTACGATCGTAAATTCCTGGGCTTGTTTCCACTGCATTGAAAAAACTTGATTTTTCCAAATCTATCACTTCCTTTCTATTTTTTTAATTCATTAAGTTTGTCTATAATTGTTGGAATACTATTACCAAATGTTATATTTACTTGTTGTCCACTTTCTTCATATGTTTCTTCTATTTCAGAAATCCTAGAGTCTATTGTAATTCCCCACTTTTTAGAAACAATAGTAACAACATCTCCTAAATCAAAATCTGCTTTATATTTAGGACTTGATTTTAGATTTATCTTACTGTCAAACGTCTTAATTTCTTTATTCTCTGCAAGAGTTTCATTGCCTTTTCCAACTAATAACAAGTTATAGTCAGTGTCACTCATAGCTGTTTGGACACCATCAATATCAACTGTATTTGCCAAGCTACCTTGGTCGTTGAACACTTCAAACCGATCTAAGCCAATACTATTACCTATAGTTGCTAATCTTCGCTCCGTGCCCTCTCCTACCCCACCTACAAGTGCTACATTTTTATAGTTATTAAGACTATCTGTGTATTCTTGTTCTAAAATATTTTCGAACCCCTTAGAAAAAATACAGCGTGAATTAACAGATTGATTTACAGACCTGTCTAAACCCTTGTAAACTTCAAATACAAGTTTTCTATTAGGTTCATCAAAATTAACTCTATGTCCTAAATTGCTCACCTTTGATAAGTTTTCAAGTTCATCAGCTAAATTTTTATATGATACCTGAAAATCAACAGAGTTAGTAAAATTATTTAGTGTACCTAACATTAAATTAGGTATAATCCTATTAACATCTACTGGATCTATACAGTTTTTATTTACTAAAGTTCTCATAGCAACCTCGGATGTAACATTTAGCATTTCCTTACCCCAAATAATCCTACGATTAAGATAACCAGTTAAAAGTTTACCTTTCACTACCAAAACTTCTTTGCCTACATCATCTTCATTTAAATTTCGGTATCCTATACACCCAGCCTCGGTACCATCTTTTTTATAGATTATATTTTCTTTTGCTAATAAATCTAAGTTTTTAGAAGTAAGGGCACACTGTAGTTCAAACCAACCACTTGAATAATATCTACGAACCCATCTGAGAGATGTAAAGTTATCAATTATGCCCTGAAGTTCTAAGTTACGATTGTATATATAGAGTTCCATATCACACCCCCAAATAAGCCGGTTGAAAATAAATGCTTACTTCTAAATTATCTATTCCAGTATCTGCGTTATAACGCATTTGATTATATCCTACTTCTAATTGTAAAAATGTAGATTGAACATCTATATAATTAATAGCATTAGTAGTCACACTGTTTATAGTACTAGCTATTCCTTTATCTCCTGGAGAAGTGCTTACTGAGATTACTTCTCCAGCGGTCATAGTTTTATTAAGCTTTATGAATTCACCAGTATTAATATTTAGGATTGATGGATTAGTGAGTGTGGCGAGTGCTCTAAATTCAACCCTCATACCTGTTTCAACATGCCCCCGGTTAATTACATTGATAATAAGACTTGGTTCCCTGTGCCCAAACCTAATACCAGTACTGGGTATTGTCATTGGAAATCTAAAATCACCTTTCCATAGCGCAATTTCTTCTTTCAATTCCTGTAAATCCTTAAAAAAAGGATTAGGACATAATAAATCTACTATAAAATTTAGTGGATAATTTGTATTTGAAATTTTAGATTTAAATTTTTCAATTTCATAATTTATTGATCTTTCTACTCTCCCATTATTTACAATTAAAACTCCAATATATTTGGGATTAAAAAAAGAGATCAACTTTTCACGCTCAATCTCTTTGTTATATCCTTTAAAATCTGCCACTATTGATATAGGCCTTTTATTTATTCGCTTACTATTAACAACACTTCCATCAAACTGTGCATTAGACGTTAAGTTCAGCTGAAATTCTGCACTGTCTATGCCATCTATATCAATTAATTTATAGGGAGTATCTTTAGTAATTTCTAAAGTTTTATTATTACTTTTTAATTTTAAACTAAATGTAGCCATTTGCTAAATCCCTCCCTACCTTTTTAAGTTCTCTAGCATTTTCACTTGCTGTAGAAACTGGTTTAATTATCGTAACATTTTGCGTAACACCATTATCATTAGTATTATTTGTAACACTTTTAGTATTGTTGTAATTATGACTAGCAACAACTCCCATTGAAGTATCGGACCTTACTTGATCCACTGTGGTTCGTATTTTAGCAGTTAATTCAGATAAGTTATTTTGTATCTTTTGTTGTAAGCTTTGTGATTCATCTTCAAAACCTACCCCTATACCTTTAGCGAGATTAACCCCCACTAAATCTCTCATTAATGTGCTTGGAGAGTGAATTCCAAAGAAACCAGTTATACTATCTTTTATATTACCTGCTGCATTCTTAGCAGCATCTACTGCGCTTTTTACACCTTTACCAATACCTTTTCCAATACCTAGCATTATGTCTATACCTATTTGTCCCCAATCAACATCACCAAAAGCTTTTACAATCGCAACTACAATCTTTGGTATTGCCATAATAAGTTGTGGAATTGATTGTATTAATCCACCTATTAATGCAATCATAATTTGAACAGCTGCGTCAATTATAAGAGGTAAGTTCTCAGTAAGAACTTTTATTATAGTATTAATTATTTGTGGCAACATAGCGATTAATTGTGGTAACGCTTTTACTAATCCTTTTATGAGAGCAAGTAAAAGTGTTATTCCAGCATTAAGTATTATCGGTAAGTTCTCAGTTATCACCTTTATTATAGTATCAATTATTTGTGGTAACATTGCTATTAACTGTGGTAATGCATCCACCAAACCATCTATAAGAGCAAGTAAAAGTGTTATTCCAGTCTCTATTATAATCGGTAAACTTTCAGCCATAAAATCTACTATGCTTGCAATTATCGTTGGTAACATAGCTATCAACTGCGGTAAAGCGGTCAAAATACCATCTACTAATCCGTTTAAAATTTGTAATCCAGCATCTAATACCAATGGTAAATTTTCAATAAGTGTATTAACTAAATCCATTATACATTGTACCGCAAGAGGTATTAGTGTAGGTAATGCCTCAGCTATACCTAATGCAAGATTTATTATAATCTGTAATCCCATCTCAAGGAGCTGTGGTAATAAAGTTAAAATGCCAGTTACTAGAGATGTTATAATTGTTACTGCCGCAGTTGTTATTGCTGGTAAATTATCCTGTATTCCTGTAACAAAACTTTGTATTACTAATATTGCACCGTCAATAATCTTAGGAGCATAGGTTGCTATACCAGTTATTATTTGTGCAAATATTCCTCCTAAAGATTCAACTAACCCTGAAAAACCACCCTCAGTAAATGCCTTAGATAATTCTCCAATCATGCCATTTGCAGACTTAACAATATCTTTTAATGGATTATCAACACTTTCATAAAATTGTATTCCAAGTCCCTCTAATGCGCTTTTTAACAAAGTGACTTGACCGCCTAAGTTATCATTCATGGTTTCAGCCATTTTTGCGGCAGCACCTTCAGAATCATTTATAGCACCTGTTAATTTTTCGTAATCCTCAGGACTTGCATTTACAACCGCCAACATGCCAGCTAAAGATTCTTTTCCAAACAAAGTTGCTGAAGCGGCTGCTTGTGTGGCTTTATCTAATCCACCTAGCTTAGTTCTTAATTCTTCAGTTACTTTATTTAAGGGTTTCATAGTTCCGTCTGCGTTAGTTAAACTTAATCCATACTTGTCCATTACAGCTTTCATTTTACTAGTTGGTTTAGCCAGGTTAACTAACGCTGTTTTTAAGCTAGTTCCACTCTGTGAAGATTTTATTCCTGCATTAGCCATCAAACCCAAAGCTACACTGGTATCTTCTACGCTATAACCTAAAGCGCCAGCAAGAGGAGCAACATATTTAAAAGACTCACCGAGCATTGCAACGTTTGTGTTACTGTTGGAACTCGCTTTTGCCAATACATCTGCAAAATGTCCACTCTCACTTGCTTTCATCCCAAATGCGCTCAAGCTATCCGTTACAATATCGGAAACAGAACCAAGCTCTTCACCTGAAGCTGCCGCTAAATTCATAATCCCAGGTAAACCATCTAACATATCATTTGTTTTCCAACCAGCTAATGCCATATATTGCAACGCATCTGCACTTTCTGTAGCACTAAATTTAGTAGTAGATCCCATTTCTTTAGCTTTATCAGCTAACTTTTCCATATCACCTGAAGTAGCTCCACTTATAGCTTTTACTTTGGACATTCCACTTTCAAATTCAACACCAACTTTTACTGCATAGCCACCGAACCCAATCAAAGCGGTACTCACTAGCGCTACAGCAGTAACTACACCTTTTAATCCTGTTTTAGCAATACTACCCAGTTTACCTATGCCTTTTTCAGCACCACTATTATCTATACTGGTATCAATAATTATTCTTCCATCACTCATATAATTCTCACCTACCTTTCCTGAGAAAAATAAAAAAGCACCCATGATAGGCACTTTTTATAAATATGTTTTAAATTTTCCACCTGTTACCACAGATTTGGCATACTGCTTCACTATGTGTTTTACTACTTGTTTTGCGAGGTTTAAATATTTTAATTATTAGCCAAGGCACCGTTAAAAATACCCACATAACAGGCTCTAACCACCAACCAACTAATAGCCAATACATCATGCCATGTTTTTTATTTTTAGTAGTAGTTACAGCTTGAACAGATACATTTTCACTTTTACACTTTTGACACTTCATATAATACCACCCCATATATAATTATAATTAAATTATTACATATGTGCGTAAATATTACAATAGCTTAGAAATATTTTCACCACTCAACAATGCATTTTCAATACTTTTAAGTTTTTCAGTTTCAGTTTTACTTACCTCACTTTGTATTTTATATAAATCTTTCATTTTTCTATAATGTAATTTCTGTTCCTTATCCTTTATTTTAGTCAAGTCCAAGGAACGATAACCCATTATTTTAACTATCTCATTATCTTCCTTAAGGCTTTTAAACATAGCTTTGAACTTCCACCAGTGTAAGTCTGCATCTTGTAAATCAATACCATACTGATCTAAAAATGCACTATAGATATAATCATCATCAAAATCAAAATCGTAAATCTGTGTACTCTTACCATTACCACTTCCACCTGATGTTTTTACATCTTTACCACATCTATAAAACCATAATATTTTTTCTACAGCAAGATTAATATTTGTCGGAACATCAGTATAATATAGCTCAATGGCATTTATTATCTTTTGCTTATCATCCAACTCATTATCACTCATCATTAATTCGAATAACATAGAGGTGCGAAAATCTGAATTTATATCATATTCCACACACTCCATTTCAATTTTTTCAGGTAATAAATCAATTAGAATATTCATTATTTTTTAGTACGTTTCTGTGCCCTGTTAGGGGAATATCTATTAGCTATTTTTTGAACTTCTTCTTTTTTAGAATTAACTACTAGAATTAATTCTTCAAAAGCTTTAAGACAAACTAGCAAATTAACCTTATCTCCAAATACTTTTTTATCGGTACCCTCACCAAATAAAGTGTTAAATACATTGAAAATAGCAGTACATTGTACTCTTATTGCATCAGAGCCTTTCATGCCCTCAACCTTTTCAGCAATTCCATCTATGGTTTCCAATGCATTTTCATATTTTTCAGCTACGTCAGCCTCCAATATATCTATATCTTCTAATTCTATGTTGTTAATTTTCAATTAAATTCCTCCTATCTATACTGCTGGTGTAAAACCTTCAGTGAATGTTAAAAGTGTTGTATCGAATGTTCCTAACACTGGATCAGTTAATCCTAAGAAATTTCCTGTAATTCCAAGTTCGCCATCATTGTCTTCAAATGAATCTACCGCTACAGCCACTTTAAACTGTCTAGCTCTAAAACCATCAGCTGTTGCAGCTTGATCTAAATCAACTATTAAATATTCTGTTTCAGTATCTCCACTGGTTAACTGCATTTCACCGATATTTCTAATATACTCAATAGCATTTTCAGATACTATTTGATCCGCACTAAAAGAAGTGCCCCATTCATAGCCTGTAACTGATTGAGTAGCACTAGATTGATTAATATACCTCTTACTTGCTGTTTGTGCACCTGGACTTTCATTTAACTCAGTGAATCCAGTTCCTAGTAGTTCAAAAGCCTCAGATACCTTTAAGTAATTGGCTTGTATTCTTCTTTTCCTCACTGTCATTTTTAAATTCCTCCCTGTTTATAATATTTTAATCTCAATTCTATTTGGTACCTCGCTTGGTCCACGCTAACTGCAAACGCATATCCAGGAGATAATACTTTAATTTCTTGACTTTCATAACCAGCATGCAGTAATGGAAAAATATCATTATTATTGTTTTGTTCAATCCAATTTGCAAAGTCCTCATAAAATCCACTGTTTGATATATTTTGAAGCACATAAGCTCCAAAAGGTTCCCTGGATGCAAATATAAATTGAAATTGCCTAACAGTATCACCATTTATATATTTTTTAATTACTGGATCCGTTGGAACTTCTTCTATTGAATAAGATGTTGCGAGTTCTTCTAAAAAATCCACATTTACTTTTATAACACCATCTGCGCCCTCAAACTCTTGTAAGTGAGGACAAGTTCTTATATAATCTCTAATTGCTTCTATAATCATCTATGTCCTCCTACAAAACTTGCTATTGTCTCAACTATTCCATCACCCTTTGCGGTCCACATTCTAGGTGCCCACATCTTGCCCCTTGTTCCACCTTGTCTACCGCTGCTAGTATTAGTGTAATACTGCTTTGCTGCATAGGGAGCATTATAAGTTACATCAGATGTATTAATCGTAACCATCATGTCTTTCAATCTACCAGTAAGATAAGGTACATAATTATTCATTTCCTTTGCACATTCTTTTGTAAATTTTACTTGAGCTCTACCATCTGTATTTAAATAGCGAGCAAGTAAAATCTTTTGTGTAGAACTCATAATAATTCTTACGCTATTACTCATTATTTGCCCTCCACTTCAAAATGGTCAGTGAGAGGTCTAATTGACATTATATTTACTACATCATCATAATTATTTTCTAAATCAGCTAACCTGTAAGGTTTAATTCCTTCAATTTTAAAATCAATCTCACCTTTTACAATTTTATCTCCTACCGCTAAAGTAAAATAATTAGGTCTTTCAGTATCATTTAATTTTCTAAACTGTTTTGGAGATATATAATTATCTAATTTATCTATAATAATTCTAATACTATCAGCCAGTAATAATCCAGTATCACTAATTGATGCATTCCTAACACTGTTCCAATTGACCCCTTTGATAATAGTTCTTTGATACATATCATAACCACTAGCGTAGTCATAGTACTTGTTATATACTGTCACACGTCAGCATTGCGAAACAATACCATCTAATCACCACCTTAACTTATATTTTTCAGAATATGAGCAATTACATCTACTGTCCAACCATTACCTAACATTTTGTATCTTTGCGAGTTACTTACTCCCTCTCTTATGTGTATTGCAAGAAGTTTATGTGTATTGCAATAAGTTTATGACCATGATATAATATGTTCGAGGTGATAACCATGGGTGAATTAAAAAATAAAGAAAGAATAGGAACATCTTTGCCTACTGAACTAGTTAAAGATTTAAAAGATTATTCAGAAAAAACAATGATACCTATAAGTAAAATAATTGAAAAAGCAATTGAAGAATACTTAAAGTCTACTAAATAGTAGGCTTTTTTATTTACTAGCCAAACATACGCACAAAGGGAAGAGGTAGCAACATCTTGATAGTCGGTGTAACTGTCCATGCCTCAACACCATCTGTAAACGTAATACTCTGAACACCGTCACTTTTGGATTTTATTCCAGTTGATTTCATTGCCTTAATTTCAATTGCACTTTGGACTAGCTCATCTATAGCCAATTCAAAATTAAGCATCATATAATCATCCGTATATTTTAAATTAGGTCCTATGTTAAGATAATTTTTAATTGTTAATATTGCTTTACGCTGATCCTTGGATAAATCCATAACCACCCTCCTCTATATAAATAAAAGAGGGCTATTAACCCCCTTAATTATTGATTTTGCTATGTCTCATTCAATAAGCTTGAAGTCTTGACCTAAAACTAATTTTCCGTCATTGTTTATTTCACCAACAAAAAACTCTCTTCCCTTTGAATCTTTAGCAAAATACTCTTCTGTTTCTATATATAGTTGAGCATCATACTCCTTTTTCTCTACCTCAGCCAATAGTTTAGTTTTACCCTCGCCCCAAAGTTCAAATTCTTCTACACATCTAACTCTAATGCTATTTTCCAATATGAATGCCTCCTAATTAAATAAAGTTTCGTTATCCCAGTGCAAAAATATTACTTGCTGAATGTTGACTGATAATTCTTGTAGCATTGCAAATTGATTTTTATTAAATTCTTTTAAATATCTTATATTCTCTTTCGTGTTACTTTCTGCTAATATGTTTTGTAAATTAAGCAGTTTAGCATATTCTGTTTTACCTAGAGTAGACGGTTTCTCTGATAAATCAAAGAAACCTATATGCGGTTTATAATTTCTTATTATTTCTTCCGTTTTTATCATTCGGCCACTTCTTCAAAACTTTCGCAAGTTCCGTCTCTTACTTCTATTTCGCATAAGATACATCCACCCTCACCATTGTTATAAATACACCCACATGAATTACATATTATTGTAGTTTCCATTAGTACCCTCCTATTAAATAATTTTTAATTGTTGTATACCGTCTTTATAATTTAAGAATTTGAGTATAAAACATTCTCTCTTTTTAGAGTAGTATTTATATTTTGGGTACCACTGAAAGAAATCATTATTAAACTTGCTACTATTACATATCTTACAACTAGGTATAATATTATTAACTGTGTATTCCCCACCCTTGGAGAGTGCTAGGAAGTGTTCTTGAGCGAGGGGCAACTCTTTGCCACAATATGCACATGAGTTATTAAATTTATTTTTTATTTGCCCCCATTGTATAAGAGTTAATGTGTGGGGCAATTGTTTCTTTATAGCCCTACGTTTTTGGTTTAAAGCATTCAATCTAGGTCTATTATTTTTCTTATATTCTTTATTGTACTTGTAAGAACGCTCCTTATTGTTTTCATAACGTTCTTTATCATACTTATAAAAACGTTCTTTATTTAGTTGATAATATATTGACCTATACTCTTTTCTAGATTCTTTATTCTCTAAATTATATCTTTTTTTATGCTCTTTATTTAGTTGGTAATATTTATGCACACGCTTTGCAATAAATTCTTTATTACTTTGTTGATATTCTTTTTCTTGTTTTAATATTTTTATTTTATTATTTTGATAATACTCTTTTGCTCGTTCTATAACCTGTTCTTTATTATTTTCATAATGTTCTTTTATACAAGCTTTACATCTAGTATTAAACCCACTCTTAGATTTATTTTTATTAAAATATTTATCATTTAAAGGTTTTTCAACTTCACATTTAGTACAAATTCTAGTTTCTATAATCATCAACCCCTTACATATATTATACTACGTATATACGTATACGTCAACACTTATTTACATATATACGTATTGATGATATAATATTTATTGAGGTGATATTATGAGAAAAAAATTTACTACAAGTCTTGATGAAGAAGTTATAAAACAATTAAAACTCCAAGCAGTTATGGAGAATACAGATGCTAGTAAAATTATTGAAAAATTAGTGATAGAATATTTAAAACCTACTAAAAAGTAGGCTTTTTTATTTATACTAAGCTAATGTTATTGTTGCAATTCCAAGCTCATCTGCGTGTGGGAAAGATGGGATTACTGTAGCAGCTGATTTTGTAAATTCTGCTACTGGATCTACACTTGTATAAGTTCCAACAAATACATTTCCAACCATTGAAGCGGTTTCCATGTTGCCATCTCCAATAAGTTTTACTTCTTCAGCAGTTAATCCATAGATTGTTTCTCCTAAAGTTGAAGATCCAAACATTGATATAATATTTTCAGGGAAATATCTTACTGTTGAATATCCTAAAGCTGTTTCAACCTTGTATTTACCCTCATTAACTAGTAATATTGGTAGATCAGATTGTGATAGTAAATCATTTAATAGTGATAAAGTTACAAGCTTATCTGAGTTAGTTCCGAATATTGCTTTTTTGATTGTAGTACAAGCACAGATTGCTTTTACTACTTTACGTGAAGTTATAGCTCTAGCAGGTCTACTTCCACATTCAGCTTCAACAGCAGTTGCTAAAGTTTCTAGGTCTACTAAAGGTACTGCAGTAGTTGGTGCGCTCCAATTGAAAGGGAGTTTGTTTCCTGCTGGAACCAAGTAGTCTATTGTTACAGCAACACCATTTTCATTTATTGCAACTTTTCCAGAAGAAATAACTTCCATTCTCATTGCTTCTACTCTTACTTTTATGCCCTCTTCCATTTTTTCAGCATCTTTGTAAAGTTGAGCTAGTACAAAACTAAGTTCAGCATCATTTCTTGGGTTTTGGATTTTAATTAACTCTTTCTCAGTGATTTTGATTTGTCTTTTGATAAGAGATAAACTTGCAATACCTTTTTCAATAGCCCCTCTACTAGCTAATTGTGTTTTAGTATCAAATGCGTGAACACTTGCAGATACTGGAAGGCCGCCTGAACCTAATATCATATCAAATTCTATGTCTTGTATTTTCTTTTCAGGAAATAAAGCTTCACCTAACATTGGTGCGTTTACTCTCTCTTTGAAATAATTTATTAATTCTAATGTGTTAAATACTTCTACTAATTTTGGCATATTATTATTCCTCCTCTATTATCTAAATTTGATTTCTGTTAATGCTGCTTTGATTAATACAACTGCTGCATCTGCTACTCCAGCGAATACACGATCAGCTCTTACATATCCTTCAACCATTATTGAACAAGCTTCATCACCATTAGTAACATCTACAGTTTGGTATAGAACTCCGACAGGTTCACTTGTTAAAGTTTCAGAACCAGGAGTTCCAGTTTCAACTACTACAGCACCTGTAGCATCAATAAAACTACCTGCAGCAACATATTTCTTTCCGTCAGAATCTGCTACAACACCTGCATTTAGAACTGTTCCTGAAAAACATACTAAGTTGGCATCTGATGCTAATATTTCCATTTCGTTTGTGTAAATAAATTTTTTAAACATTTAATATTCCTCCTCTTATTTGCTTGCCCAAGGATCACTTGGAGCAGATTTTGCGCCATTATTTTGTGCAGCCATTGCAGCACCAATTGAAACTTTCGCACCACTTTTATCGGTTCCGCCAGGAACATAACTTGAGGATTTGAATTTCTCATCCATGCTTGCTTCAAGCCCTTTTGACCAATCAATTGCTAATACATCTAAATTAGCTTTTGTAGAATCTAAATCTTCACCTAAAAATTTATCAATAAAGCCTGCTGGTAATTTCTTTTCAGCGGCATACTTCATTGCTTCACTAAGTAAATCTTTTCTTGCGTTTGAGGACTTTTCTTTTTCAAGCTCTTTTCTCATTTCTGCTAATTCTTTTTTAACTGGATCAGTGACCAGTTCAGGATACTTTGCCAACATAAATGGCTCAAGTTCCTTTTCTAAATTATTTTCTTTCCATGTTTTAAAAGCTTTAGCATAATGCTTATCATTTTCGCTTTCAATAAATTGTTGGTAAGTTTTATCGGTCTTAATCTTTGATTTAAAAGTATCTAGTGTAGGTTCAGCACCTTTAAATTGTGTTTCGATATCGGTACCAACCAATAAAGCATTGATGTCCTCATCTTCTTTTGCATTTTTTATTTTCTCTAACAAATCTTTTCTTAACATATATTCGCTCCTATCCCCTAGACTAAGTGTGTTACCCTAGGACATGAATTTTTGTTATTTTAGTATAGTTGCACCCCTCATACGCAAAATGCCCATAAGACGAGCTTAAGTCTGTTTAAAGCCTATTACTCAAAGGCATAATAAAAAGCCTTAGTTTCCTAAGACTCTAAATTCTTACTATAAATGCTAATTCATCAATATTTATTATCAACTCATTAGAAATTGTAATGATTTTACATCCTTTATTAACTTCGCTCACTATCTTACAAAGAATATCTTTATCTTCTAATTCTGTTTCAAATCCATTACCAGCTTTCATCCCAATTCTATATTTCATCAATAAATCACTCCTTTCATTCGACTATAGTATTGTAGCCTCTACACAACGGATGCAAACCACCAATCGCATCTGCTAAATCATATATATTTTCATTTACACCAGCGCATTCTTCACAAGTCCTTGAATCTATTTCCTCATTTCTCATAACTCTTTTTACTCCGGTTTCTTTGCAGAACCTTTTAAATGCTTCATCTTCAACACGATTAATTTCAGTTTCAACAAGTCTATGAGCATTATAAGCACTAGCATTATAAGTTTTTTCAATATTTCTTTTGATTTGATTAACATTTACTTTTCCATTAAGAAAATCATTAACTTGTTTATGGAGATGCTTAGCAACCTCAGATTCATTTTCCCAAACTCTACTACTAAAATGTTTTCCAGCGAAATTATTACCGATAATCTCTCTAACATCTTTAAGACCTACATTGTAACTATAAAAATCAAAAGTCTTATTTACTGTTGAGGTTAGCATTTCTTCTATAACCTTAGTTTGTGTAGCTCCTTGAACTTGTGCACCCGCTGTAACTATCTTAGACAACCTACTATATTCTTTCTTTTTATCTGTCTTGGAAAGATTCATAAGGTCATTTAAAATGGTATAAGTAAGCATTATACTGGCTATTTGTTTTAACAACTCATCCATATTGTCCTTTTGTTCCTGATAAACTTCTTTTATCTGTTTATCAGCCTCAGCATAAAGGGCCAATATGAAATCTAACTCTTCTTTATCTGTATAATCTTTCATCTAAGTCACCTTATTTAAATTAATTGTAGGTGTCTCAGCATCCTGCTCTTTTTTAACTTTTTCAGCTTCAGCTACTTTGTTACTTACAAAACTAAATCTACCTCTTGAAGTATCCTTACTAAGCACGCCCTCTGGAACTACTGATAACATTTGAGCTGTAGCAGCATCATCGGTTGGTATATTAGGAGTATAAAGAGCATTAATATCTTTATAATCATAATTTTTACTTTTCTTAAGATTCAAATACATACATAAAAATCTATTTCTATTTTTAACGATATTTTTATGAGCCTTTTCTTCAAGTTCACATTTATTTTCCAAGGCAATCAATCTAGATCTTAATGCAATACCGCTCAAATTTGAGACCATACCCTCATTATGATTTATATGGCAAGACATTTGATACATTGTATCTACATATCTATCGAGTGTGTTTTGAATAAAGGTATCATTAATGTTTTTAATAAGCCATTGAATAGTGCTATCTTTATCTTTGGCATTTAGCATACCTTTTTCTTTCATAGCAGGAAGCAACTCTGGATCCATTTCACAACCAGTAAATACTAGATAAGCATTTCTAAAATCACTTATTTCATTACCTATATCACTGAAATTAGTTTCAAATGCATCTTGAAGACCTTTTATATCACCATATAAGCTATCATGATATTCTTCAAATGTTAGCACTCCAACGCTAACAGGAACCTCGCCAAATATATTATAAGTGGGATTTTCTATTTCATTGAATTTACTATCAAAATGATAAATATAACTATCTGTATATACATCTATATATTGATTAACTGTATCAAAATCATTCTTAAATGCATGAATAAAAAATAAAACCTTACCTGAGTTATCTACATAAGCATAACCGTTGGTGGGTTTTATAATTTTGCTGCAAAAATCAATGTTTTCATCTAAATAATAAATTTCATAAACTTTAGTAAACACCAACAAGTACTTCATTAGATCCGGGTCATGGAGTTCGTTCCAATGAGCAGTGTAGTATTCAATATCTTTAACTATTTCGTTATCATCGCTCTTAGACTCATAAGTTATATCATTCCCAACAGTATATGAAACCTCTTCTTTAATGAATTTCTTCATATAATTTGTGTTTGTCTTAATATTAGATCTCTCAGATATAAATTTATAATTTCTCATGGCGTCAGTGTCACCCTTATAGTAGCGATACATTTTTTCATGAACATACTTATTTGCATTATACTGGCCATATATTTTCTTAACCAATTTAAGATGTTCAGGATTCCTTAAGTTTAACCCAATTTGTTTTTTAAATAATTTTTTCATTAATTCACTAAAATTCATTTTATCCACCTCCTTTATAGGCCTAATGTTCTTCGGTCTAATATCTTAACAACACTAATTAATTTTATTACATCAATTTTCAAATTAAACTCTGCAGTTACATCCGCAGCATCATCATGCAAGCTAAATTTCTGACCAGCAAACTCCATTATCTGTTTTATAAATTCTTCATCTTCCACAGCAAATATAATCTGGCCCTTATTCATATAGGGAATAATTGTGCTAATTTTATCATCCTTATTTTTCTTTTGAGCTTCATTAATAATTTTAATACCTCTTGACCTCAAAGAAGGATCTTCACCAATCATTTTTTCAAGTTGGAAAGCATCAGCTCCATTAAAAGTATTTTTTTCAATAGAAACATGAGTTATATCCAGATACTCCTTTAATAAATCAATCATATGCTGGATATAATCATCAAAATTAGTACGAGCATTTATTTTTGCAAGTTCTGCCTTCCGAGCATACTTTAATCCATTGTCACATTCAGAACCAACTAAAAATGATGAATAATCTGACTTAATATTTGCGGTGGCGCCTGGGTCAATAACTAACATTGTTTTAATAAATCTATGTGTTTCAATTTCCTTACGAGGCTGAGTATTAACAACTTTAAACCATTTTTCACCTATACTATCAACATCACCTTGGATTTCTTGTTTAAATGATGCCGGGTTATCAAAATATTGTTGAGCTATATCTAAGCAATCCCAAAATTCAGACCATAACATAGGGAATTGCATCTCAGCTTCATGATCCCAGTAAAATTCCTTTGCATCTTCTAAATGATTTACATTTTTGAAGTTATATAATATATTTTTAAATCTCAACCACAGTCCGTTATTAAAATAATAATCAAGGCCATTAACTTGTTTACCCTCATCATCTACAAAATCATCAATTAAGACACCTTTATCATTTTTAAATTTCCATGTAGGAAGTTCAATCAGCCTAGAATAAAAGCACTCCTTATGCTGCAGAGTTCCCAATGCAATAAAAGTAGTGCCTTTTTTAGTTATTTTTCCATTTCTTTTAACTGCTTTCTGAGCCGCGAACTTAACATCATTACTGAACCGGGTCCACTTTTTAATTCTAGCTTCATCGGTTCGGCAATCATCCTCAGATTGATAATCATCTAAAAATATTAAGTCAGGTCGCGTATTATCATATTTTCTACCACGCATAGGTGAGGAGGAGGATATAGATTCTATAAATGTTTTATTTGTAAATTCTAATTGAGTACTATTACATAGATATTTTTTATCCTTATCATCTAAGAGCACTCCAAAAGCTTTTTTAATATATTCATTTTCAAGAAATATGTTTTTAATCTCTTTTATGAATTTCTCAGCAGTAGATCCTATGTCAGAACATATCAAACTATATTTTTTCAATTTGTAACAATGGCACCAAGTTGTAGTTGCCACAGTACCAAATACACTTTTCCCAGTTCCACGAGGTTCGATTCTACCTATTTGAGCATTACCATCACCAATAACAGATTCCTGTATGTCTTGCCATATTTGGCGGTGAACATCTGCAATAGGAGCTGCATCATTATCCTCTTTAACACGAAAAACATCTTGTAGAAAATACATGCAGAAAAATTCTAAATCTCTTTGGCCAAGATACCAGGCAAGTCCATTAAGCCCAAATAAGTTTTCATTATACATTTGCATGAGACCGGCTGCCTTATCTTTTGTGAACATCCTACTCAAATGAGTATACAGTAGCTTTCTATCTATTTTTGATTCTTCTTTCGATTCTTCCATCGTATACTCACCTCTTTAATCTTTTGTTTTCTTATTGACAATCTAATCTATAGCTCATTACATAATGATAATCTGATATTAAAGTATTAACTACTTTTTCTGTTGTACAATGCCACTCACTTCTTATATTGAAATTATTTTCATGATAATATCTTAAATTAGTCACAAACTTATCTTTTTTATTGAACATCTGAAATTTTATAAACCCATTTTCTATTTTAATTTTTATGTTGTGATATTTTAGTTGCTCCATTATTAATTTTAATTGTTTTTCTATAAATACCACCACCTTCTGGATATAAGAAAAACACCCATCATATAGTGAGTGCTAATTGCTTTGGTTTTTCAAACTCTTTAAACTGTTCTTTAGTATTTCCACCCCGACCGTATATATCATGGAACCCATGATGACAAGCTTCACATAATGTAACTCCATTATCAACGTTGTCTCTATTTTCTATGTCCCAATGATAGCCATTTAAGTGATGAGCGTTAAGATTTTTATTGCTACCACAGATAACACATTTTTTACTATCTCTCTTCTTAACTTTAGTACCCCATTTTTGTAGCTTACGGTTATTCCTATCTCCATCTTTACCCCATTCTTCTATTGATATGCCTAACTCTTTGCACTTATCTGCTATATAGCATTGAGGGCATCTACAACCTTTGTCAACAAAGTCGTGTATTCTTGTACTAAATACATGACCACATATAGTATGTCTAACACTAATAGGTTTAATACAAGCTATATATTCACCAACTAACTCATATTCTTTATTGCTTAAAGTTCTAATTTCATTACTTACATAGTTTGTATCCCTTGAAATTCTAGGCTTGTATTTCAATATTTTAACCCTAGAACTTATTTTAATTTTATTGCATTCTCTACAACTATAAATTCTATAAATCAAATTAGGTGATAGAATAGAATACTCTTTTTTGCAAATTAAACATTTTATTAATACATTTGTATCACTGTAAATAACAGGAGTTAATATTTCAAATTTACACTTATATTTTTCTTTTATTTTATCAAACAAATTTTCTTTTTTTCTAACACATATAGGACATCTACTACCTTTGCCTAAAAATGCATCAGGTCTCATAGCAAATTCATTACCACATTTGTTATGTTTTATTAAAATTTTAGTGTGACTATTGATATATTCACCCAATATTGAGTATTCACTTTTTACCAACTCGTAGACTTCTTTTATAAATTGTTCGGTAGTCTTCTGGTTTAATTTTACTTGTTTTTTTCTTTGAGTTAAACCCATTTTGCTTATTACCATAACTATCACCTCACCTATTATTATACTACTATGTCCAAGGACTTGCAAGGACTTTTATTCTATAGTATACTATTTTCGAGGTGATTAATTTGGCTAATAAAGATTTAAAAACGAGAACTCCAATATCTAATGCAGTTGATACAAAATTACTTGTAAAATTAAAAATATACTCTAAGGAAACCGGAATACCAATATCTAAGCTATTAGATAAATCAATAGAACTATTATTGGAACATAACAATATAAAGTCTACTATTAAGTAGGCTTTTCTTTATTTCCTCGTTCTGAAAAAATTATATGGAAAATCTACAACCGACCGCACACGATATGGAATTATCCTAAAAATAGAATGCACCCCTACCTCTACTAGTACTTGTTCATATATATGAATATATTGTAAATGTCGTGAAACATAACTTTAACGACATTATTATATGTTCTAAACCCATTGCCTTGGTTAAATCATTAATAATGTCGTTATTATTAATAAAAAACATGCCTATTCTCAATTAGATTGTCGCTATTGTAGTGTCTCAAGCACTATCTATGGTACTCATTAACAACGATAAACCATTCAATATAATAAGTGTTATATGGAATGGTTTCTATTCTTCACCGTTGAATTCCTCTATCTCTTTAGCCATTGCGTCTGGGTCAACTACATCTTTAGTCTCTGTAGTATTGCTTATGTCTACCTTAGTCGTTGGCTTACCGCCTATCTTCTCAGCCCACCACATAGCGGCCATAAGACTGTTACGCGGGCTACCATGCTCTATGTCGTATGCTATCTTATTCAATGCTATCTCATAGCTATTGTACAGAATAACCTCACCGAACTCCAATATGCGTTTCTTTTTATCAAGTACGCGCTTCGTAAGCTCAGCGGCAAACTCTGACTTATTCTTCCATTCCCAAATACTCTGCCTAGTACATCCAACAACCTTAGCAATTTCAGTATCATTAAGCTGATTTGCAACCAACAATTCAATTGCCTTTTCTTTTTTTTCATCCCAAACCATTTTTAATTATACCTCCTTACTCCTTTACACTCTTATGACTCCATACAGACGTTTTAATTTATCTGATGTAATAACACCTATATAGGAATGTTTTCTCTGTGTGCTTATGTGGTGCTTATATTATGTCTATTACAATAAAATAAGAGCATCTACAATCAGATACTCTTTCAATATTTACATTATATAACGTTCTCTTTAAACATTAATTAAGTTTACTTTAAACATTATCTAAAGAATTATTAAATGTTTATTAAAGTTGATAATTTATTTATAACAATTGCTTTAAGAGTACATATCCATTCTTCTGTTAATTCCAATCTAATAGCTATAATTCTATTATTTAGATTATCAAAGTATCTAAGTTTTATTATATCAAGATCCCTTGGCTCTAATGTTTCTAAAGCATTATCTATTTTATTGATTTTCATCAAGGTTTCTCTTCTGGACTGATTTAGAATCACAATTCTTTTTTCTCTGCTAACAACTTCATTCTCAACAGAGCTGCTAAAACTATTTGTTGGCGATGACTTTTCTTCATAACTTATACCAGAGCATCCGACATACTCCATTTGCTCTATTTCTAAATCTATATTCTTAATTTCTGCTTTCATTGATTTATAATTATAAAGATAATACTCTGTAGCTTTATATAAACTCAATTTTATTCCCCCTTAGTATTACCTATTCTTCAATTAGATCTTGCAGCCTTTTCTTCTCTGCCTCAAGCTTTGCTTTAGTTTTCCAATCTTTTTTATTAATACAATCTCTAATATCTATATTAAGTTGATCTATTCTACCTAAGTACATATCTTTTAAATCTATCTTTGACATATAACACCTCTTTTTATATATTAAATTATTGCAGTTACACTTTTGAAAACACGTTCTATACACTGGTATGATTACGTTTATAGACATTTTATAGCTTTTATTGCAGTTACACTTTTTACAGTGCTTTGAAACCGTTCTAACCCTTTGTACTGCCTACTCTTGAAAGCTTTTTATTTTCGGTTACACTTTAAAAAATATAAGGTCTATATGTATAGAAAGAAGAAAGTATATAGATATATATAGTGTTTATATCTCTCTCTTATATATATATATATATTAATACTGTAATACTGTAACTATATATATATAAAGAGGTACAAATACAGCCATATCCGAATTTCAAGGCGGTTACACTTTTTCAAAATAAGTGTAATTTTAGCGTAACCGACCTTCAAAAGTGTAATTTCAAATAGTTTTAGCTTATAATTAACACATTTTAGCCTTAATACCCACATATTGAAACAAAACTAGTGCTAATTCATGCCCATATTCCTGAAAATTATAGACTGGTTCAAAATCTCTTTCCTTATCCTCAACCCATGCAGAATCATTATCTACAATGACTTGGTACCTTTCACCCTTGTCCTCTACAAGACGGTCAATCCAGAATTTATCCCGTTTTGCCAATATTGTCACTTCCTCTTCGGTTTCATCTAAAAATAATTCATACTTAACCCCAAATACTTTGCACATATTCTTAAAATGAATCAGCCCTGGTAGTCTTTGATTATTTTCATATTGGGATATAGCACTGTATGAACATCCAACAAGTTCTCCCAGCTCCCTAGTTGTTAAGTTTTTCATTTTTCTAAGCCTTTTTATTTTTCTTCCTAATTTCATTTTATAACTGCCTACCTTTATATTGCATATTATTTTGATTCAAAACATGTTCCATCATCAATTTTGTAATATACATGCATATTCGCCAGAACCACCATTAATTTCTTTCTACATATTGGAAAACCTCTTTTCATATTTTTAAATTGCTCACATTCTGAACATGTTTGTATTTCAGTTTGATAACCATTTTGATTAGAATTTTTATCTAAAGTTCCTTTTGGATCTATTCCCAGAAAACCTTTCATACTTTTCCTCCCTAATTATCTTTGCTCAACTTTATAAATCGTTATTTGTTCACCTGTATTCTCCATAGGATTATCACTTAATGGTTTAGATACTATGTCAAAACCTTTTTCCAATAAAGCAGGTATTATGATATTACTTATTTCAAAGTCCTTTAATTCGATTTTTGCGACTTCTCTTTTAATTGTTCCCTTTTGAATTTCCATAATT